GATGCAATAATAGGGAATCCATACTGGTTGATATATTTAGCTAATGCGTCAACATCCATTAATCAATTCTCTTTTCTTGCGGGTTATTAAAACGCGCCACCTTCTCTTTTTCAATTGGCATATCAAGTGTTTCTGTCATCAATACATCTATTTTTACAATATCCTCTGACATAGCGGTAACACGCCTATCGAGTTGCTTGATAATACCAATAAGGCTTTTGATCTTTTCAAGCACACTATCAAGTAGAAATTTAATAGTGAGAAATACAAAATACATTCCTACGCAAGCAGCGGCAATGGGGAAACCTACGTCCGTTGCAAACTGTAAAAATTCCATTACCGGCTACCTAGCCACCAAGATAGGAACGAAAATACTGCACCCACTGTGAAAACAATTCCACCTAGAAACCCCTTGTAACGAGTCTGGTCGTTCTTCATTTCTTCAAGAGTAGCAATTATGGCATCGAGTTTTTTACCCCTATCTTCAAATATTTCTTCAAGGTTTTCAATTCGTTGCTCTACTTTAGCAAGGCGGCAGGCTTCGTCAGGCATTTGTCACCTCTATCGAGCCAATTGCACTCGCGTGCGTAGACGGCTCTTTTAATCGAGCCATTAAGTAGTTCCACGCTTTAAGTAGTTTGTTCATTTGTCAATCCTCTTAATGTTTTCCCAATAACCTTCATTTCTAGCACTGGCTGATTCTGGGTCATGTTGCTCACCGTAAATATCTTCAATCGGCTCACCGTCCATATTACGCAAAGCATAAACACAGTAATAGACCGTGCCATCTTCAACTGCTGTAATTTTGTGTTGGTGTTCTTTTCGGATAACGATAAAGGTTGGTGCGGTAAATTCTTTAGGTTCGTGACCTTCAATCTCAACTGACACTTTACCAGACACAAGTAATGTCACATGGTCAAATTTATGTTCATGCCCACCATGTGTTTCACCGGCAAGCTCTAGAACGTTCTGCTTTACCCAGATATTACCAAAATAACCTAGTTCAAAAGTTTTCATGGGAGTTGAACCACAGGCGTTTGCTCAACCCAAGATACTGAAGGCTCGTCCCAATAGTAGCGTTTGTCATCTTGCGGATAAGGCACAGGCGATTGCCATGACATTGTGTCAATATCACCTACCCATGAAGGGTAAGGTTTTCTTGCTTGATGCTCGGCTTGTTTATCTGCATCAAACTCTACTTGTGACAACACTTTTAAAACGCCAACAAGGCTTGTATCTGCGTCATCATCGCACGTTCCATAGAGTAATGGAGGATTAGTCAAAGAACCATCTTGATTTGATGCAATAGGAAAATCAGATTCGTTTTGAAAGATAAACTGAAATCCCTTTACATTTGGGAGTGCCGGCCCTGTACGCATAGGTGCTTCTGTGCAAAGAATACCTGTGTCTGCGTCAATGTTTGTTAGTTGTATGTACATAATTATTTCCTGTTGTTATACGGGTATTCTTCGAACAGCTCTGACGTGTTTAGTAACGTTTTTACTGCCCCAGTTCTGGTCTCCAGCAGTAAATACTTGAAACCACGTTGTGTTATCATTGAATTCAGTAGAAGACCAATAGTCAGTACCTGTGGCTGATGCAAACGCATTTGTTTCACCGACTCTAAAGCCAATACCCGCACTTGTTTGTGCAGGTGACCCAGTTGTATAGTTTGTGCTAATAGGCTCTGGTGATACCGCATTAGCATTTGACCCTGAAGGATTATTTGAGTTTGTTGTAGGTTTTAGGAAATAATAACAAACTTCAAGCTCATTCTTTGCAGGTAAATACCAATCGCTATAACCACCGATAGTTAAACCTTCGCAGAACGTAGCAGCTTGATACGAAGCCCCTAACGCGGCTAATGAAGCAGAATTAGTAGGCCCGTTGATAACTGAAGTAATACCTGTCGTTGTTCCGTACACACCCCATGTTCTGCTTGAGTTTTCACCCGATGCTTTAGGAGCTACAATCAAGTAATGTGTAGCTACGCCTCCGCCACCTACAGCAATTTTACCAGCGTAAAAACCACCGCCAAACGCTTGTCCAATAGTAGTAGGCCCAGGAGCTTTATACGTCCCGCCCGTTAGCATTTGTTGAATCCCGCTCATTATGTCAACCCCGCACCAGAAATAATCCAAGTAGTCGATGTTAGCTTTAGTGCTGTGGCTGTGCCGTATTGTGCCAGTGAGCGTGTGCCTGTCGTGCCTGTACCCGCTAAATACATCGTGTCTGTTGTGATAGCAATACTGACCACTTGAGAAGTCATGTTTACAAACGAAATTGCTGTGCCAATTGGATAAGCCACTGAACCATTTGCAGGGATTGTAAACGTCCGAGCGTTAGCATCGGTTGATGGGTGAAGAATACATTTGCCGCTATCCGCTAAAACTGCTGTGTAAGCTGCGCTTTGACTATTTACAGGAATGTTTCTAAACCCTACTGCATCAGTCCCGTCTACCGTACAAGATGACAGCGTACCGCTAGAAGGCGTACCTAAAGGTTGTCCGCTATTAAATACAATATTGCCCGTCATTGTGCCGCCAGTTAGCGGTAATGTTCCTGTAAATGTTTGACCAGCCGCAAACGTAATTGCACCTGTCATCGTGCCGCCAGCTAATGATAAATATGAACCTGCTGACGTAACACTGATAGACCATGCCGATATTGTTCCACTGCCATTAATTGTTATTACATTTACAACCAATGATGTTCCTGAGAACGATGTTATTTGCCCAACCATATTGTTTGATGGTGATGCAGTTGATGCAATAACTACATATTGCCCAACAATATATGCTTTGCCAGATTCAACAAGCGTTAATGATTTTGAGCCTGTGCCAATAGCTAAAGATGTTGTGCTTGTTGAATTTGTTGTTGCACCACCTAAAACCGTTAATGCTGTATTGACAACATAATTTGCAATTGCAACTTGCTGTGTAAAACATGGCACAAACCGCGTTTTCCAACCGCCTTCACGCAATCCTGTTGTTGCATTGTTGTCATCAGTGACGGTTGAACCATCACCTCCAACCGCAACGTCAAATGTAACTGAACTCATAGTAATTCCTTAATCTCGTATGTTGTTTGATAACGTGTGTTATATGGCTGAGAAATTGGCGACAATGCGCGTAAACGTCCAAGAAATGCGCGTCTATGCAAGTCTAACGCAGTATTATCATCATAAATATAAACCACCTCTGCGTCCACTCCGCTTATCTTTATAATGTCGCCATTTATAATTGATTCATTATATGTCAAATGATCTAAAGTAAATTGCGCCACGCGGTATGATGTTCTTCTATCAAAAAATTCTGCACCACTTAAAGCCACATCAACAACGGTATTTGTTTCATCACCAATTGACGCGCCTAAATTCATATTTAATGTTGGTTGATAAATTGCGCCTACAAAAATACGCCCTAATTCAACATAGCCGTCAGTGTTTGTGCTGTCAAAAAATTCAATTTGATAATATTGTGCAGATGCAATTGTGTTGGGAACGTATGTTAATGTTTTTGTAAATAATGCAATTTCTTCATCTGATAATTGCAAATCCCAAAAATTTTCATCTTCCCATTCGTAGCTACCGTAAGGCATTAACGGCCAAACGTTAATTGTGCCGCTATCATACACAAGAGTTGAATATCCACTGTCTGAATAAACGCGATAACGCCATGTAGCATCTTTTTGCATATTGTGATTAACAATAGCAACTGAGCCAATAACACGCGCTGAATCTAAAGAAAAACGTAATTTAGTAGAAGAATTAGCAGCGTTTGTTGAACGTGCTTTTCGTGAAAGTGAGCGTGTTTTGATGTTTGTTAATGGCAGTGTCGTTGACCATGAGCCGTAAGCCGCAAAGGTAGCTGCATCAATTCTGTTTTGATAACCAATAATTGTGTTGCTCATGCTATCCCCATAATGTTAATGTTGCGCGGTTTTTTAAATAATCTGATTCAATGCCTATAATTTTAAATAGTTTACCAGAATTTAACCCGAAACGATTAATTGTTATATTCACAACATCATTTAAATCTGGCAATGTATCTGATAAATCAAGCGCAATATCTACAGTGTACAAATCACGGTTTACTTTGTACAAATTTAATAAACGAGTTGCTTCATTTTGAGCTGCTGTAGCGTCAACCAAGCACGTTTCTTTTTCAATAGTTTGTGCAAGCGTATATTGTGTTTTGATTGCTGTATCTTCAGCCGATTTTTTCAATGATTCAATAGCTAAAATATTTTTACGCGCTGCGGTCACCGCGCCAGCCAAATCTGTTGTTTGCACACTATAATTTTTTTGATAGCTTAAGTTAACTCGCCATGCTGGAATTCCTCTATCCGTGTCGTTTGTTCTTCCATGCTCAATTGAAATAATATTATTCACATCAATTTCAAGTGTTGCACTGCCTGTCGGTGCTGCAAATAATCCCATACGCAATATGCCAAGCGCGTCAAAGCCAAAATATGCACCAATTGATTGCGCTACCCTATCCATTGCGGCTATGGCTACATCTTCGCTATTAATCCAAATCCCAACAATACTGTTGTTTGCTGTGTCTAATGCTGTCACATCACTTGCACTAATATCACCAGATGCAACACCTGCTTTTAACGCCATTGCTTTTAAAACTTGTGCCACTGTTCTATTTGCTGACGTTGCACCTTGCGTTGCATCACACGTTAATAAACCACTTGGAACTAAACCAACGCGAATATATCCAAGTGCTAAACAAGTGCTATATTTTCCCGATGGTGGGTCATGTGCCTCAAGATTAGCAACATCTGTTTCGTCAGAATGAAATGTTAAACCAACCCCCTTATCATAAACCGAACCTACAGACGCAATTGCACCATCATTTATTTGATAGGTTAATTTTGAACTGTTAACCATAATTGGCGCAATATTAAACACTTGCCCATATAATAATGGCTTAGGTGTTTTTGCAATATCGTCCACGCCTTCAACGCCATTTGGTAGTGAATTATTCCCCGCATATAAATTAGTTTGCAGTGGCATATCAACAATGGCTAATTTGTCCCGCGCTAATATTGTTACTTTTGAGAAGGTAAATTCTACTTGCTCCATTGTGCCTGCTAGAATTGTCACAAATGAAGAATAAGCGTCACCAGCGTTTCCAATTTTAATGACAAGTGAACGCCCGTCAAACGAATAAGGCAAAATGTAATCTAAGCCGCCATCAACATTTGTTAATTCAACCGCGCCATAATTTACACGGCTTGCGCCACTTGTTGTGCCGCTACTGTATAGCGACCTGCTTATTGATGCTGGGTTTGTTATCCTATCATCATAAAACGTATTTGCAGGCGTATCAGATGGTTTTGTGGTGTAAGGCTGTGAAGAATAACGCAGCGTGGTTGTCGTTCCTGCTGCATCAATTGCTGCGACTATTTCAACAATATAAATCATGCTGCTGCCTCAAGTTTAGCTTTGCGTGAAATCGTATTAAGTTCTTCTTTCATTCCTTGCATTTCATTTATCAACGCCACATTTGCATTGGATTGCAGATTCACCAATGCTTTCAATTCAATAATTTGCTCTTTCAATAACACGCTTTGGTCGTCAATAGCATTTCCAATTGAGTCAAATAAGCCAGCAGTTTGTGAATGACTTGTGACGTTAGCAGGTGAATTGAAGTTGATTAATTCTGCGCCTTGTTCACCAACTAATGATAACCCACTTGCCATGCCACCATTAGCGTATGGTGTAACTGTCATTAAACTAGACTCTTGATTAACTGACGTAACGATTGATTTTGCCGCTAATAATTCAGCATCTCTGTTTGCTTGTCTTGCGTCCATTAAATCTGAGTACGCTTGCGAAGCATTTGCATTTGCTAATTGAACCGCTGCGTCTGCTGCTCTTTGCACTTCTGCTGCCTGTGCTGCCGCTGTTGCCACTGCTTGTGCATTTGCATTAATAATAGCTGATTGGCTATCTGCAATGCTTGTTTTAATGCTTTCTAATAAACCAGAATTAGCTGCTATAAATTCATTTTTTGTTAAATCAGCAGCAATATAATATTGAACAGCTTGAGCTAATTCTGAGGTTTTATTCCACACCGTATCTGTTGATTTTTTTATTTCTATTAATGAAGCATTGGCTGTTTCAGCAGCGGTTAACTGCTTGTTCATTATGTCAATTTGCTCATTAGTTTTTGCAAGCGCATCTTCTACATTTTTCTTAACAAGTTCTTTGTCTGTTTCATAACGCTTTGTGTCAATTTTTGACTGTTCAGTCATTGCAGTATTTAAAGTGTCTTGCGCCTCTTTTACTTTAGCGGTTAAATCATCAATACTAGCTAATGATTTTGTTGCTGAAGCAAACAACGCCAGTTGTTCGTCTATCTGCCCAATTTGTGTATTGGCTAGCGTAATTTGCTCATTTAATTGTTCAATCTGTTTGGTTGAGTTTGTGATCTGCAAATCAGCGTTAGCTTTTACTTCAGTTGCGTTGGCTATTACTAATGCTTTATCTTCTTCATAACGCATAGATGCCGCTTGTGATTCTGACTCTAATGCGGTTTTATAGGCTTTGATTGCTTCATCAATTGACAGCGCACTTGCGTTTAAATCAATCAAACTTTTATCTGCTGATTCTGCGGCTGATAATTGCTTGTTTAAAATATCAATCTGACTGTCTACTTTTGCAATTGAAGTATCTAGCGAGCCTAAAACAGATTGATAATCTGCCTGATAATCCATGCCAGTTGCGTTATATTGCAAAGACGCGTCTAAAAATGATTTTGCAATGCTTGGCAAATCAGTTAATGCTTGTTCATTGCCACCAGCTGCTAAAACTCTAGCATCTTCAAACGCTTTTTTAGTGGATGTATAAATTGATTCTGGCGAACCCTGTGGCGTACCTGCGCCAGTAATTTCTAATTTATAATCCACCAGTGATTGTCTAATGGATTTAAACTTATCACGCAAAGCAACAACAGCATCATAAGCCGTTTTTAATCCTGCCTTTGAAGTATCAATTGCATCTTTAAATATTTTTGTTGAATCATCAATTTGAGTTTTTGAAATGCTTAAAAAATCTTTTGCAGTATTTTCTAAGTCTTGCAATGCCTGCTCATCACCTGCTTTTGCCAATGCAGCAATTCTTAAAAATTCTGCTTTTGCCGCATCATAATTTTGTGATTCATTAGTTAACTCTTTTAAGTAACTTCCAAGCGATTTGCTGACGCTCAATAATTTATCTTTAAACGCAGTAATTGTGCTAACGCTTTCTTTTAATGCGCTGACTTGGTCTGCTAATGCTTGCTTTTGATTTGACAACGCATCTTTTGACGCTTGCAATTGTGCCGCTGCTTGTTCTTCTTGCGCTTGTTTTAATGCGTCTTGCGTAGATGTTAACGCAGATTTTGCAGTGTTAACTGAATCTTGTGCGGCTTGTATTTCAGCGTCACTTCTTGATTTAGATGCTGATAAAAACGCTTTAGATACATTCTCCAAGTCTTTTAACGCTTGTTCATTATCGCCTTTTGCAAGCTCTGACGTTTTTAAGAATAACGTGCGAGCGTTTTCATAATCTGACGATGTATTGTTTAGATCGCCAAGATAAGCACTTAAAGAATCGCCAATGCTTACAAATCTATCACGCATAGCAGTTAATGATTGATACGCTGATTTTAAACCAGCCGATGCTTCATTAAATACGTTGATGATATAAGTTAAATTATTTAATGCAGTAACAACGCTTGCAGATTCAGCATCTAAACCTCTTACGGCTTTTTCACGCTCAAGTCTTAACGCTTCTTCTTTCGATGCTAAATCAACTTCGCCTAGTTTTTTATAAACAGAAATCAATAAATCAGTTGATTTAACAATGTTGCCTTGTTCTGTTTTAATCGTTGCCGCTATTTCTGATTGCTTAGCTTTAAACTCATCAAGCGTTTTGTTTAACTCATCAGCGGCTAGTTTTGCAGTTTCTGTTGCTACTGATGCAAAGTCAT